TACTGCTAATAAAATTGAAGGCATGATAAGCTATTTAGAGATATTTGATGAAAAAAGTGCTTAACAATGTTATTTTATTAGTGTATTTATGGAATTAGTAAGAATACCTATCAAAGAACTTGATAAGATGTGGGGTTTAGTTGAAAAAGATATTAGAGATGCCTTACATTATTCAAGTCAACTCACTGATTCAGAATTTGTTTTACAAACTGCAAAGGATGGTAAATTTCAAATTTGGGTTTTGTGGGATAAGTTTAAACCAAAACCAGTAGAAAAATATTTTGGTGTTGTGGTTACTGAACTTATAAAAAGAAAATTAGGTAAAGTTTGTCATATTTATATTATGACTGGCAAACAAAGACATAAGTGGCAATACTTAGTCAAAGACATTGAACAGTTTGCAAAAGATGAAGGATGTCAAATGATGGAGTTGATTGCTAGACCAGGTTGGCAAAAAGTTTTAAACAATTATGGGTATCAAAGAACTCATGTTGTTTTAGAAAAAAAAATAAAACAAGAGGAGAAAAAATGAGTTTTGGCGGAGGATCATCAGGAGGTGGTCAAACAACTACACAATCAGTACAACCTTATGCAGCAGCACAACCAGCATTAAATCAAATTATATCTGAAGCTGGTCAGTTGTATGCTCAAGGACCACAAGCAGCAGGTTATGTTGCACCTACTCAACAAACTTTACAAGGTCTTGCTACACAAGAAACAATGGCAAACGCAGCCAATCAACAATTAGCTGCAACTCTTGGCGGACAATATTTAAATCCTTTTTTATCTCCTTTAATACAAAAAACAGCATCAGATATTACAACAAATGTTCAATCACAATTTAGTGGTGCTGGAAGAACACCTACTTCACCAATGGCACAATCAACTGCATTAGGTCAAGTTGCACAAGCTGCTTTACCTCTAGCTTTTGGACAGTATGATACTGAACGACAAAGACAATTAGCAATCGCATCAAGAACACCTGGACTAACTGCTGTAGGATCACAATTAGAAAATATACAAAGACAACAAAACATGGCTCCAGCTTTAAGTTTACAACAATATGCTGGTTTAGTTTCACCTATTGCATCAGGATTTCCTGTTACATCAGGACAAGTAAATACAAGAGCAAACCCATTAACGACAGCAGCAGGGGGTGCTATATTAGGTTCTGCTATACCTGGTGTTGGTCCATTGTTAGGTGCGGCTGGTGGATTTATTGGAGGATTATTATAATGAAAAAAATACAAAAAATAATGTACGACCTTGATGTAAAAATTAAAAACAATCCAAGTAAAGCATTAATTTTTATGTTTATTTTATTTTGTATCGCAATAATTTTTTAGGAGAAATTTATGCAAAATGTAAATAAAGTTATAGGACTTTTAAATGAAAAAGCTCCTACTAATCACTTTTTAGCTTACATAAATCCAAAAGAAGCAAATGTACTAAAATCTATGGGTGGTTCAGGTATACCTGGTCCATTTGGTATTCCAAGTTTTATAGATTTTGGAGATTATGATGCTGTGTCACAAGCTGCTGCTGGAGGTGAGTTTGGCGGAGGAAGTCCAGAAGAAACATTCGGAGGTGGTGATAATAATTTTAGTAATGGTGATGACATTGATTCTACTTACACAACAGGTACTGAGTTTAATGTTACACCAGTAAATGAACCATCTGTTGTAGATAATGTAGTAGATTTTTTTACAAGCGGTGGTGTGATAGGTAATATAGCCAGTAATATTTTTAGCAAACCTGAAAATCAATATGCAGGTATTACTGGAGAAGATGGTATTGGAGAAGGTGATTATGTTTCTACACTTGATGATTTTGCAGAATCAAGGTTAGGAACTGATTATGCGTCTTTAGATTCAGAGCAACAACAATTTATAGATCAAGAAGCTTTTAATGCTGGTTATAGATCACCCTCATTTCAATCTCTCTATGATACTGGTGATTTGGATAATTTACAAAATCTTTCACAGCCAGAATCAGATGCTATAAATCAATTAGTTATTCAAGCACCTTTTGCTTATGGTAATCAAACACCTATAGAGTCTCAAGTTGCTAAATATTTTGAAAATTTAGGTAATCAACAAGGTCTTTCAACTAAGCTTGAAAACGATTATAATACTGCAAAAACAAATGTGCAAAACACTTTAAATATTACACCTTTGCAAAACCAATTTGGTTACTCAGCAACACCTTTTGGTAATACAACAACTGCTAATTTATATGCGAATGCTTTTAATGTTCCATATTTACAACAAAGAGGATTAATTTAATGAGTATTATGGACGATAGATTTAGAAAAATGTTGATGATGGACTATGCAACAAAAGAAGGTCAAAACAATCAAGGTTTTTTTGGCAGTAATCTAACAGGTGGTTTATTATCTAATCTTAATCCATCATTAATTATTGGAGCAGATATAATTGGATCAGGTGTTCAAGGTAAAGACCCATTTAGTTCACTTGTTCCAGCATTAACAAGAACAGCAAAAATTCAACAAGCTTTAACACCTAAAAGAGGTCAATCAATTAAATTTAATCCAACAACAGGTGAATTTGAAATATCGTCTGGTGGAACAGGAACAGGTGCAGCAGCACAAAAAAATTTAAATAAAGCTAGAAGTATCAAATCAAGTTATGACCTTTTATATAAAACAATACCAGAATTACAAACTGCTGTAGCTAATTCAAAAACTGGTGCAGTAGGAAGTGGTGTACAACTCATTAACAGTATTGGAGATCAAATTGCACAACTTAGTGAAATTAATGTTCCAAATAAATTTAAAAGTGATGCTGCTGCTGATATACAAGCTTATATAGATAAAAGTGGTTTTGCTGGAGAAGCACAAGATGTAGCAAGAATTAAATCTTCTATGACAAACTTAGCTTATGTTTTAGCTTCTATTGCTGAACCAGGAAATCCAAAATATTCAGAAGGTGATATTTTAAGACAGTTTGAAAGAATTGGTTTTAACAGTGGTTCAAGAGATCAAATTATTGCTAAATTAGATCAAGTATTAAAGGATGAATATAACAGAGCTTCATCATCATATAGTGCTTTAGTTCCTCAAGGTAATTTTGGTTATACATTAGTAGATGGTAGAGTAACATCTGCAGCTCCAGGATCAACAAATATTGGAACAACACAAACAACAAAAAAAAAGAAAAAAGATAAAAAAAATGATCCTCTTGGAATTAGATAATGAATATAAATGAATTTAGAAAAAAATATCCTGAATACAATGATATACCTGATCTTGAACTAGCTGATACATTTTATGAAAAATATTATTCAGACCTAGACAAAGATAATTTTTACAAAAGTTTTTTTCCCAACATAGCAGACGCAAGAATAGAACAAGCTGAGTCATCAATAATACCTGAATCAGGTGGTATCGTATCTCCTGATGATGAGCTACTTAATCAAAACATAAGACAAAATATAAATTTTAGACCTAAAATAAAAGATATAGCAAAATTAGCTGATGTGGGTGTAAAACAAGGTGCAGGTAGTGAAGCAAGACTTGCAGCATCTTTTGGTTATGATGAAAAAAATCAAGCTTTAGCTATTAAAGATGTTTTAAGCAAAATTTACAATCAAGATATTGATGTTAGAAAAGGTGCAAGGACTGGTGAATTAGAATATTTTAATCCCAAAACAGAAAAATATGAATTAGTAAATAAACCTGGTGTTGATCTTGGTGATTTTACAGGATTAGCTGGAGATGCAATGGTTATTATACCAGATATTGTAGCCACAGTTGCAGGTACTATTTATTCTGGAGGTAATTTACCAGCAGGTATTACAGCAGGTGCTTTAACAGCAGGTCTTGCAGAATATGCAAGATATAAATTAGGACAAAATATTTATGGTATTAACAAAGATGTAAGTAACGATCAATTATTAGATGCAGCTTTAAGAGCAGCAGGTATTTCTGCTGGTTCTGCTGTGCTTGGTGTAGGTGCTGTAAAAGCAATTAAAGGTGTAAACAATTTAATTAAAGGTAGGTTTGTAAAAGGAAATGAGGTTGCAGATGCTAGAATTGAGCAAGAAGTTTTAAAAGCTGACGAAGTAGCAGAAAGCATAAATAAGACATTAGATTCAGCAAAAATAGGTTCAAATTTAAAATTCACATTAGGACAAGCAGGTAATGATGCTGATTTATTAGCTGCACAAGCTGCGTTTGAAAATCAAAATAAATTAGGTTTTATGGGTGAGTTTAAAGAGTTTAATTTAAATCAAGCAAAAGCTTTAAATGATTATTTTGGTTTTTTAAAATCTGGATTTGGTTCTTCTACAAGCAAACCTATAAATGCTTTTGAGGGAGGAACTTTAATACAAGGTGTAATTAAAAAGAATAATGAACCTATAATTAAAGCACTAAACAAACAACAAGCTGAAGCAGATGAAGTGTTGTCAAAATCAATTTTAAGACTACCTGACGGATCATTTAAAGAAACAGGAGTTGAGATAAGATCAAAAATAGATCAAGTAGCACAAGCATACAAAAAAAAGGTAGATGCAGCGGCAAAATCTTTAGATGAAGCGGCTGGTGTAAATACTATAAATTCTGATGTTATATCAAAAGCTATAAACAAATTATCTGAAAAGCAAAAAAACAACTTAGTAAAATCAGGTGATATAAGAAAATATTTTAAAGATGAAAAATTATTTGACGATATTATAGCTGGTACTGCAAAGATTCCTATAACAACTGTAAGAAATACACTAAGCACCTTAAGTGAAGACATTAGAAAAGGAGCTGTAGGTTCAGTTACAGGAGAAACTCCTGCAATAGGTAACTTGAAATTTTTTAAAAGAGAACTCACAGAACAATTAAATAAAGATGCACCAAAAGCTTACATTGATGAATTTAACAATTTTAATGCCCTAGTAAGAGATAATAAACAATTACTTAACAATGAGTTATTAGAAAAAATTAATCTTGATAGAGCTGGTAGATTAAGATTTGATGACGAAAATATTTTTGCTATGTCTTTTAAAACAGGTAATAAATCAAAAGCTTATGCGGAAGCAATACATAATGTTATAAAAGATAGTCCAGATGCTATGAAAGCTTACAAAGATTCTATCTTTCAAAAATACAAAGATGATGTAATTACTAATGATAAAGTTAATGTTATACGACACAATAATTTTTTTAAAAAATTTAAATCTCCGTTAGAAACATTTTTTAGTAAAAATGAATTAGATGAAATAAAAAAAATAGGTGGTTTTCAAACGACATTAGAAAACGCAACTAAAAAAAGAGATGCAGTTTTAAAAGATTTAGAAAAAAGTTTTGCTGGTAAATTAGAAGCAACAACTCCTGGTGAGGTAATTAATAAAATTTACAGACCTAACAATATTGGAGAAATAAGAGAACTTAAAAAAATATTAAAAAAAGATCCAGAAATTTATCAGGCATTTCAAAGATTAGTATTAACTGATTTAAATGAAGCAGTAGTTAAAACTTCTGATGATTTAGGTATAAAGGTTGTTGATGCTAAAAGATTTGATACATATTTAAATGGAGCAGGTAATGAAAGAGGATATAGAGTTGCTCTTGAAGAAGTTTTTAATAAAGAATTTGTAAACAATTTAGACACATTGAATAGAGCATTAAAAATTTCATCTAGGAGAGCTGCTGCTAGAGGTGAAGGTATTGTAGGAAGTGCATTAACAGATATTATTAGAGCAAGATTAGGTCAATTTACAGTAGCTGGTAGATTATTTACTGCTGCAAGAAGAATATATAAAAGAACAGCAGAAAGAATAATTAAAAATGCTATTCTTGACCCACAATCTTTAAGAGATTTAATTAGATTAAGAAAATTAAAACCAGGAACAAAAGAAGCAACAGCTATATTATCTAAATTAGGTGGTGATATTTTTGCTGATCCAGCAAGTGATCCTGACAATGTAAAACCATTTACATTTTTAAAACAAATTATAAGTGGTGAATAAGATGAAATCACAATCACAAAAAAATTCAGAAGAAATAATAAAAATTCAAGGTGAGTTAAAAGTTATCCATGAGAAAATAACTAATATTAGAGACAATCATCTTGCACATCTTGAGTCAAAAATAAGCACAATTTATAAACTTCTATGGGTAGCTGTAACAATAAGTCTAAGTGGTCTAATAAACTTAGTCGTAAATCTTCTGTCTTAAAAGGCAAACAATCATCTATCAAAGGAACTGTTGGTGAATATGATACTATCGCCAAGCTTACCAAAGCTGGTTATTATGTAGCAAAAAGCTGCGACCCTACTTGTCCTTTTGATATTGTGATTGTAGATAAAAATGGTAAAATACAGCTTTTAGATATAAAGACTATTACATATCGTAAAAGAGCTAAAGGTAAGATATTAAAGAATAAACCTAAAGGTTCTTATAAAATACATAGAACAGCAACTAAGGAGCAAAAAAGATTAGGTATAAAACTTTTAATGATTAACTATGAAGATTAACGATAATACAAATATAAGTTTACCTATAAGAAATTTAGTTGCAATCATAGGTGCAGTAGCTCTTGGTGTTTGGGCTTACTTTGGTGTTGAAGAAAGATTAAATAAATTAGAAACAGCAGACACCCTCTTTGCCGCAGACCTGCTCAAAAAGGCGGAGCAAGAACCAAAGAACTTAGAAATGTATATGCTTATTGAACACCTTGCTGGTCAAATAGAAAGCATAGAAAAAGAAATAGATGCAAGTAGATATAATAAAGTCAACATAGATCATCTAAAAGAACAAGTAGATATGTTGCAAAAAAAAATAAACGGAAATTAAATGGTAGCAGAAATTATAGCACTTCTCATGATAGTAGATCATGAAATTAAGGAACACAGAATACAGGATAATATGAGTACCTGTTTAAAACATAAAAGAGAAGCTATGCGTACTATTAAAGATGGCATAGAATATCGTTGTATTGTTTCTGAAGCAGAATTAGAAGAAAATATTGATGGTTCTAAAACTATCAAAAAGCTTATAATGAAATGAAGTACAAGCCGTTACCATTTTATTTAACAATAAAACAATCGGAGGTGCATGGTTTAGGTTTGTTTAGTCTCACTGAAATACCTAAAGATACTACTATAGGTATGACACATATAGAGATTGAAAATGATCTTATTAGAACTCCACTAGGGGGATTTATCAATCATGCTGATAAATCAAATTGCGTAAAAAAAAAGCATAACAACAAATGGTTTTTAAAAACAAACAAAGATATTAAAGCTAACCAAGAACTAACATTAACTTATGACCTATATAAACCATAAAAAAAGGAGTAAAATATTATGCGTTTTATTAAAAAACTATGGAAAAAATATGTTGAATGGTTATTCAAAGACTTTTATAAGTAATATATGTGGATGAATATTGCAGCTAAATTAGTACCAAGTGTCATCAAGACAGGTATGTCTATTGCTGCCAACAGAAGAAAAGCAAAAGAATTAGAGTCAGTTGCTGAACTTAAGTTAGCTGAGAAGATGGCTAATGGTGAAGTTGAATTTAAAAAAGCTGTCATTGATTCACATAAGGGAGATTGGAAAGATGAATTTTGTCTTATCCTCATCTCAATCCCTTTGTTGCTTTTAGCATGGTCAGTATTTAGTGACGATCCTGATATACAGGCAAAGATAGATATTTTCTTTGATAAATTTTCTAATCTTCCAATGTTTTATCAAGCTCTTGTAGTAGGTGCTTTTAGTACAATACTTGGTATAAAAGGTGTATCTACTTTCAAAAAAAAATAAATAAAATCAAAACTTATGTCTGACACAAGTAGAGAGATTATTAATGAGTATAAAGATCAATTAAGAATACTCAAAAATCAAGTTGAAGAACTTGAAGATCAAAACAAAAGCAAAGACTCTGCTAATAAAAGATGTTTACAGAAGTTAGAATATGCTAATGAGGATTTAGAAAAAGCTAATAAAAAAATTAAAGAATTAGAAAAAAATATGAAAGAATTAAAAGAAACAAACGAACAAATGTTAAAACATCCATGAAGGTAGCTTTGATAATGATTATGTGTAGTCAAATTGCTGGAGAGTGTATGAAACCACACCTCCTTAATTACCATGATAGTATTTACGAATGTCTTATAGCAGGATATGATGAAGCTGGAAAAAAAACAAAAGAATTAGGTAGGGAAGAAGTATCAAAACATGAAATTATAATAAAATTTAAATGTTATTATGATGAAAACGAACAAATAAGGAGATCAGCATGACACAATTATCAAAACACTTTAGTCTTGAAGAAATGACTAAATCATCAACAGCATCAAGAATGGGGATAGATAACACCCCCAATGAAGAACAGATAGAAAACTTAAAGGCGATATGTGAGAACATATTAGAACCATTAAGAGAATATTATGAGTCCAGACCTATAACAATAACATCTGGATTTCGTAGTCCAGAACTTTCAGAAGCAATCAAGTCATCAAGAAACTCACAACATTGTAAAGGTGAAGCTGTTGATTTTGAAATAGCAGGATTTGACAACAGAGAAGTTGCGTCACATATAAAAAATAACTTTGACTTTGATCAACTTATAAGTGAATACTATATTTCTGGTGTTCCTGATTCTGGATGGATTCATGTATCTTACAAAAAATCTGACAACAGAAAAGAATCTTTAATAAAAAATAAAGGTGAAGGATATATTGAATGGCGATAGATAAATCTAGTATGAAGTGTAATAGTCCTAGAAGACAAATATCTGGTGGTAAAAAATTTGTAGTAAAAGCTTGTAAGGGTGGAAAAGAAAAGATAATTAGATATGGGGATAGTTCCATGAAGATACGAAAATCTAACCCCAAAGCTAGAAAAAGCTTTAGAGCTAGGCACAAATGTGCTACAGCTAAAGATGTCTTCAGTGCAAGGTACTGGAGCTGTAAAAACTGGTAATAAAAAGGAGAAACTATGTACCACAAAAAAATGAAGAAAAAAAATAAAAAGAAAAAAAACAAAAAAAAGAAAAAAAACTAGGTGTAGCTTACTGAATAAGCTGGGTTGTTGGAGGGAATAACAAAGGAGATAAAATGCCAAAAGGTAAAAACAAAAAGTATAGTAAGAAACAAATGAAGATAGCAAGAATGGCTCCACCATTTGATAAAATAACTGGTGCAGACTTTGCTATGCTCAAGAAAAAGAAAAAGAAAAAAGTATGAAGAAAACAGTAAAACCACCTAAAGGTTATCATTGGATGAAGAAAGGTAATGCTTATAAGCTTATGAAAGGTGCTTATAAACCACACAAAGGTGCTGTAAAAACTGCATCATTTATGGTACAAAAGAAACATAGAGGATGAAGAAAGCATTATTAGATGCGTTAGAAAAAAAGTATGAAGCAGAAATCGCACAAGCAGATGCAACTGTTCATATATATCTTAATAATAGTGTTGGCATTGGCGAACATCCTCAGCATATAGAAGAACTAGATAAACTTGTTTCTAAAATAGCTGATGCCGAAGACAAATTAAAAATATTAAAGGAGTTTCAGTAATGGCAAAATTATGTCCTGAAGGTAAAGCCGCAGCAAAAAGAAAGTTCAAGGTTTATCCCAGTGCATATAGCAATATGTGGGCTTCACAGTATTGTAAGGGTAAATTTAGAAAAAAGAAAAAAACTAAAAAGAGAAGATAATGTCATTACGAAAATGGACACAACAAAAATGGGTTGATGTTGCCAATAGAAGATCAGATGGTTCATACCCTCCATGTGGTAGAAGTAAAGGTGAGAAAAGAAAAAATTATCCAAAATGTTTACCGATAGCCAAAGTCAGATCAATGACTAAATCACAGTTATCGGCTGCGGTCAGAAGAAAAAAACAAGCTGAAAGAAAACCAAGAAAAGGTAAAAGACCGAACTATGCGAAGACCTAAAAAGACTTGGAACAGGAAAAGAAACATTATTAGAAATGTTGGTCTTTGTAAATACTGCAATCAAATGATTGTTTCTGATGAATCTTTTGTAATGTTTATGGGTGGAATACCTGCTCATTATGCTTGTATGAAAAAGGATGATGAGGAGAGACAATTAGAAGTTGAACCTAAGACAGAAAACTAATATAGTTAGGTACATACCTTGAGTTAGGGGTAGTACCTTATTCTTAGGACACCCCTAACTTCCATTAATTAAATTATTTTTTCTAACTTTTCTATGATGACTTGATCTTCAACTGATTGTGGATCAGGATAATACTTTGCGTTCTTTATCTGATTACCTCTATGCAGTTCTGGTGGGTGATCTTTGTATTTAAAATTACTTACACCTTTTACAATATCAAACCCTTCAAAAAAATATGTGATTGGAACTTGTAAAGCTTGTGCTAAATAAATTAGCTTTGCTGATGATACTCCATTAGTGCCTTTCTCATACTTTTGTATTTGTTGAAATGAAGTGGGTAAAAAACAACCAAGCTCAGATTGAGTCATTTGCAACTCAATTCTTCTTTTTCTTATTCTTGCTCCTATGTGTTTATTTACTACAACTTCCTTTTCTATTTGTGCCTTTGCCATAGCGATAGGTTTCCTTTCTTCTAGTTTTACTTTTTACCTTTAGAATTTCTTTCTAGCTTGAAATTCTAATCTGTTTATTTTGCTCAGTTAATATCTGATTACTTATTGTAGCAATCTGACTTTTCTTTTTCTGAACAAGAGCTTTAGCTTTTTGCATCACCTTTACTGCTCTCTCCAGTCTTTCCTGAGCTTCCCTTATCTTCTTTGGATCGTAGTCCATCTTTATCCTCCAACTTAATGTTAGACTTCAAGAACCTCTTACTAACAATCTTAGCAACAGGTTCTCCTATTGCGTCTTTGTTATCCACTGCGTTCTCAACACTAGCGAATTTTTCTTTAACAACTACTACAACTTCATAAGTTGATAACTTATTACAACTCATAGTAATTATTGACTTTAAATTTACTACTTTTGATAGATTTAGTCAAATGGTATTTTCTCATAAACACATCCATCTCTTTGACCAAACCAAGTTTAACAGCATTTTTCATTAGAATACCAATCCTTTGTTTTGATAAATTTAAAGCTTCTCCAATCTCAATTAATCTAGGGTAAGCTTGTTCTTTTTTATGGTATTCTATCATAAAATCAATAATTTGTTTGATTTTTGGACTATAAAATATTTTATTTCCCATTGTCATCTTTCTCTATTTGCTTCACCATATCATCTAATAGATCACAATAACCCTTAATATCTGCAAATGTGTCAGGTTTGTGAAGCACAGATTGACTGCCATCATTAACAGTTCTTGTAAGTTTTAACACAATCATAAGTTGCGGTACGATTGTTATAGGTACTTTTAGTTTTTTTTTATTTACAACCTCTAATACAGATTTAATAAACTTTGCTATGATGTAAGCATTGCTATCAAAGTCTCCATATTCTTTTTGTTTTCTTCTTAATAATTCTTTTGTCAATTTAGTTCCTACATCAATCCATTTGATATTGTCGTCTTTGCCCATTTTCCATCCTTTGTTTTACAATAATACATAAATATTCTTTTACCTTTATACATAACCCCATGATCGTAGGTTATACTTGTATGTGTTTCTAAAGCTTCCTGACAAGTCGTAAAGTCTTTTACTTTTATTTTGTAAAAGTCATAGCTTGTTGCAGATGTTGCAAAGAACAAATACAAGAAAAAAGTTTTCATAATAAAGGGTGCTGATTTTTTTACCGATTCGTATAGGGAGGAAAAAAC